TGCTTGGCGTAGAAGATACGCCCGACTTTGGGGGATGCGTTGACCACGATGACGTTGAGGTCACCCTTGACCTTACCCATCTCTTCGCCGCCAACTACCTTGCGGAAGATGCCGTTTTTCGGCACGATGCGCTTAACGCCGGTACGACCAGCAAGTTGCTTCGTAAGCTCACTGACCCCAGCGGTTTGCAGGAAGTCGGGGAGGTCTTGGTTTAGCAAGGCGATATTACTCATTTCAGTTTTCCTTTGAACGTCTAACTAGCACGGTGTAAGAATTCTCCACGTTGAGACCAACGGGATACAGGTCTGGATTCTCTGCAAGAAAGTCCTTCATGTTGGTTTGATGAAGTCGTTTCTCCAACAGGCCGAATGCACTTTGCTCTTCGATGAACGTGTACATTGAATCCCAATCGTTCGTCCAGTACCGTGACTTAACCGAGCGAATGATTGTGCCGTGTGGGGTCTTGATGCTGTCGGCTCCGATGCGCTTGCATGCTTCAAGCATCTCATCTGCGATTACCTGCATCTGCTCTTCGAGGGCCTCGTCCTTGGCCTCGAACTCTTTCTTTGCTACAGCCCGCTTGTCGCGTATCTTGATGTACACGGCAGCTAGCTTGTCCATATCAACTGGGGGTGCTTCCCCCTGAATTGCTTCGTCCATTGTTTACTCCTGTGGGTGGTTAAGGTGGGGGCTGTGGTCTATTTCGGCTTTATCTTGCGATGAGTCCCGTGGTGTACCAGCCCTGAGCTTTTTACTGCTTTCAGCCCCCGAAAATTATTTGCGGGCAGTCAGGCGACCATAGATAACACCTGCTGCCCAGCACACTGTGCCAAACACCATCATGCCCAATCCCATGAGTATGTCGAGCATCATCATTTAGCCACCTTCGGCAGCGGGTAAGGAACCTTGTTGGTAGCTTGGCAGTGACCGTCATCGGATGCAAACGGCTTGCTCTTGAACTCGCTGTCTTCCAAGCATCCGGTGTTGCCGGATACGGTCGAGCACTTGACCTTGATGAGCTGGGTTTTCGCAGGGTTCACGAACTCCAGTGTAGCCCAGCCATCACCTTGCGGGCATGCGTTGTCTTGGGTCGAGTCACCCCGTCCTACGATGTCCCAGCCCTTGTACAGGATGTTGTCCTGCCGATAGCGTTGTGCGTTCCACATTGAGTTCTCACGCGCTGTGCCCTTGGCTTCCTCCAGTGAGGCGAAGCTGACTTCGCTTTTACCGCAGGCAACCAGTGTGCAAGCGGCGGCGATGATCAAAAGTGTGTGTTTCATTGTTTGCTCCTAACAGGTTGATAAAGGTGTGGGTACTCGTTTCGTCTGTGAAATGAGCAAGGACGCTCAACTCGCTTCTGCCGTCACAGCATCCGCTTTCCCCACGAAGAGAACTATAACACAGCTTTTGACATTGTCAAGGACTGTCCGAAGAAATTTCTTGTCGGTACAAGTCGATGATTTTGCTGTGGTTTTTTATGTTGCCCTGCAACATGGAGTACATCTTGGCTTCAACCGGACTGCCTGTGATGTGCACGATGGTCATGTTGTTGACCTGACCGGGGCGGTCGATGCGTGCGTTAGCTTGGAGGTAGGTTTCCACACTAGTACAAGGAGCGTACCAGATGATGGTGTTTGCAGCAGTCAGGGTTAACCCGTGGGATGCAGCCTTGGGTTGTATGAGCAGTACCTTGGTTGTGGCCTGCTCTTGAAACCGCTTCACAATGTCGGAGCGCATGTTGACGCTGACATCACCGTTGATAACCTCGCACGTTATTCCGTGCTTGGTCAGGTGCTTCTCCAGTAGTTCGATAGTGTGCGTAAAGGGCACAAACACCAGCACCTTGTGGCTCGATTCTTCAATGACTTCCTGTACCACGTTCAGTCGGTTGCTTACGTCGAACTCAATGACTTCGCCCTTGTCGGTGTACACCGCGCCGCCTGCAATTTGCAGCAGCTTGTTTATCTGTACCGCAGCATTGACCGCGCTGACTTCTTCCCCGTCGGCCTCGATAAGCATCTGCTTGCGTAGTACGTTGTAGTACTTAATCTGCTGGGGCGTCATCGGCGCTTCACGCTCAACAAACGTCACCGGAGGTAGGTCAAGGCACTGCTTCTTCTCGAACCGGATGGCGGGCTGGAGGATGTTGGCAACAAGCTGGCTGGAGTTGGGCTTGGGAACCCAGCGGTACATGCTCACCTTGGTCATCACCGTGTCCTTGAACTGCCCAAAGAACGGCGACACAGACTTGGGGTTGACTAGCTTAGCTAGTCCGTAAGCATCCACAGGCGATTGCGCAGCGGGTGTACCCGTCAGCATCCACAGGCCCTTGATGGCTCTGTTCAGGTCACGCATGACCTTCCAGCGGGTTGTCTGTGCGTTCTTATACGCAGACGCTTCGTCCACCACAATCAAGTCGAACCCACCGGCAAGGATTTCCTTCTTGACGATGCCGACCCCATCGAAGTTGATGATGACGAACTCTGAATTGCCTTTGATGATTTCCTTGCGCTTCTCTGCGCTGCCGTAGGCTACCGATACCGTGCGGTGGATAGCGAACTTGAACAGGTCACCCTGCCAAGCCGACTTCATAATGGACAGGGGGCATACCACTAACACTCGTTTCACCAGACCAACCTGCATGAGGTAGTCCACGGCCCAAATCACTGATGCTGTCTTACCTGTACCCTGCTCGTTGAAGCAGAAGGCTTTGGGGTTTGCTAATAGGAACTCGGCGGTTAACTTCTGATGCGCGAACGGGGTGAACCCGTGTGGACGGGGCCACTCATACTCTGATAGGTTCATTTTTTGGGCTTGTTGACTTTGACCGTGTGGTCTGAGTTGCGGGAGAAAGAACGGTTGGCACTGGGGCTTTTCAGCTTCAGGTTACCCGCAGCGTTTGTGCCCCCTTTGGACAGGGGGATTGCGTGGTCGATGTCCTTACCGGCTCGGTCAACACCTTTCTTATCCATCGCGGTGCGTGCACGTTGGCGCTCAAGGCGGGGCTTCTCTTCACCTCGGTCAAGCTGCTGCTGGTATTCCTTTTTGTAGGGCCTAGGTTTGTTCACGTACGGCATGGTTTCGGTCTTTCTTTAGGTGGGCAAATTCCTCGGGGGTTGACTGCCAAAGGGGGTTGCGGCCCTCTTCCTCAATCACCCGCAGCATCTTACCAACTGACATAGAAATCTCCATCAGCATGTGCTCCTTTTGCGTGGTAAATCGCCTTTCCATTGCTTGGTTCACCACTTCGAGCACCACACTACCAAGGACTTGTTTTACTCGGCGTTGCAGTTCGTTCTCAAGGATGAGGGCGGTGTCGGTTTCTTGGTTGGTCATTGCGTTCATTGCTAGCTCCTGTTGTACTCACACTGCTTCACTGCGCAAAACTTGCACAGCGGGCCGCTGATGGGGTTCCATACCCCGTTCTTTACCGCTGCCTCAATACGGGCAACGTCTTGTGCTGGCTTCTCTAGGTACTTGTCCAGCATCTCTCGGTGGTGCACAGCCCGCACGAACTCCTTGCTCACCACAAAGACAAGGCCGGACTTCACCTTCTGTATCTCCGGGAACTTGGCAAACAAGCCGCAGGCAACGATGTCCAGTTGCTTCACATCCGCATACCGTGCGCTCTTGCTTGTCTTGTAGTCCAGTGAGTAGGCAATACCCTTCTCACGGTTGAGGATGACCAGATCGGCTATCCCGTGCCACCACACGTCCGGCGCATTGAAGTCGCAAGCCTCTAAGTCTTTGGTCAGCCCCAGCTTCACTTCGCACAGCTTTTCACCCTCGATGCTTTTCAGCACGTCCAGCGTAGCCTTCATGTACTCAAAGGCGGGGGGAACTGGCACATCATCGCGGATGTATTCCTCGGCCACCGTGTGGGCCGACTTGCCGTACAGCGTAGCCTGCGTGTCAGGCTCAACTACATCCTTGGCTATCTTGTTGTGGTAGTACTTCCTTGGACATTGCTGGAATGTCTTTAGGCTACTGAATGACCAGACGATGGGTTTCATTATTTGACGCTCTTGAGGGTTAGGATGGTGGTGATTGACTGTGCAAGGGTTTGGTCATCAGGAACGATGAACAGCTCGGTTGCCCAATCAGGGCCGTGAGGGTTAGGCTTGTACGTGCTTACTTCCAACAGCCGCCCGTTTGAAGCGTGTATCACACCGAGCCTAACTTTTGCTCGTGTTTCGTGGTCGAAACTTGTCGCTGAGGCCAACTTAGGACGGTCACTATCCTCGTCTCGTAGCGCCCACCGGATAAAAGTTCTAAGTAGTTTTCTCATCTTGCGTAGGCTTTCAATACACGGTCTTGTTTCATTGGTCGGGGGCAGTCTGCTGGTATCTTGGCTACCGCCCACAGTGCACGGGGCCTGCCGGGAGTCCACATGAATATGTAGGCATCAACCATCCGCTTCAACTGCCCATGCGTGTTCGTTAAGTCAGCGCCCAACAGGTCGGCAATCTGCTTCACTGTTAGCCCTTCAGGGTGCGTCTGAAGTAGATGGCGTATCTGCTGTTGATTAGCCATTCTTTTCCTTCATGTGGCGCAGTGCGCTTTGCATCAGGCGCACGCTTACCAGCGCATCCATAGTCTTCACCAAGGCCAAATCAAAGTCATCGTTCAGCACAGCGTTGTGTGCGTCCTTCAATGCCTTCTCTGCGTCCATGCAGGGTTTCGCGTAGTCAACAATCTCCATAGCTTGTTCCATATCCAGCCTCACAGTTCAAAGGTAATTCAAGCGCCCACTGGGGACGTAGGCGCATACATAGTTCAACGTACTCTTTAGCAGCTTCAGCCTCGGCTTTGGGCACAACTATGGCAATGGCGTCATGGACGGTCATCACCACACGGTACTTCTTGGCAATCATCAGCATCTGCTCACCGATGATGATACGGGCTAGGGCTTGGCAGACGTTCTCAATCACCTTGCCGCCGTAGATGCGGTTGGGGATAGTGGCCTTACCCTTCTTGGTGTCGTAGACGATTTCGGTCTTGTAGCTCTCAGCGTCTACGGAAAGACGCAGGTTGGGATACTTCAAGCGCAAGCCATTCGGCAGGATGATGCCGTTCTCACCCTGAACGGATAAGAGACCACCGCGTCCAAGGGACGTTTGCTGCTTCTGTAGTATTGCCTTGAGCGCAGTACCTGCTGCCCCCCACAACGCCACAATCTGCGGGTAGGTTGTGCGGTACGTGTCGATGATGCGCTTGGCTTCATCTAGGGTGACTTCAACGCCGAAGTTCTTGAGCTGGGCTTGGAACTTAGCTGCGCCCATGCCGTACCCCGCACCGAGGATGGTGGTCTTACCCACGAACCGCTCGTCTTTGGTAATCTCAGCTTCAGGTTTGACGTAGATGGCCGAGGCCATTATTTTGTAGACATCCTCACCGTCCTCAAACGCTTGCACTAAGTCGTTCTGTCCAGCCAGCCATGCCAACGTCCGCGCCTCAATCTGCGAAGAGTCTGAGTCCAGTATCACGTAGCCTTCAGGGGGGATGATGGCGTACTTTAAGGTTGATATGCGGGGCAAGTTCTGTAGGTTCACCTTGTCATCGCCGCCCCAACGCCCCGTGTGTGCTGCGTAGTAGCGCAGGGGCACAGGCAACGCCCCCCGGCTGGCAATCCCAAGGAATCGCTCGGTGCGGGTCTCCTCGATGGTGGACTTTGTACCTAGCCGCGCAGCTACTAGAGCTTGCACGTTAGAGTTCTCGTGTTCCAGCAACGTCTTGAACTCCTCGTCGGTCTTGGAGAACGCATACGTCTGCTTACCCGTGGCGGGGCTTTTCTTCATTGGTGGTTTTACACCGTAGTTTCGCAGCAACTCAGCAAACTTTTGGTTGCTCATTAGAACGTCTTTGTCGTAGTGCCCCAATATGCTCTCTTTTTGCTTCTTGACTTGCCACAAGTGCTCTTCCAATACCACCCTATCCAACCGCAACACCGGCTCGGTGAACATCTTGATGGTCAGGTCAATGAGTCGCAACTCAGTCGGCGGGAACTCCCCGCTCATGGCATTGAACAGCTTCCACGTCAGGGTCACATCGTTCTTGCAGTAGTCACCGTACCGTGCAAGCTGGTCGGCGGGGAACGCCTCGCGGCGCAGCCCTATAGCATTGACTACCTCCGTACCCTTAACGCCGAGGCCGTAATGGGAGGACAGCACAGCCAAGCTGCCACCTACCTCTGTCCCGTGCAGTGCACGGCCCATGCTGAGCGTATCCAGCCACCCCTTGGGGTTGATGCCAAAGTGGTTAGACAGGATGAACCCATCGAACATAGCGTTATGGGCTAACGCAAGCGAGTTACTCCAGTCGTAGTTCTGCAAGAAAGCATAGGTGCTGAGGGAATCCCCGGTGAACCACTTGGGCTCACCATCGTTTACCTGTACTGCAACACCAATAACCTCGAACTGTGGGTTACGTATGTACTCCTCAGTGGTGTACTTCTTCAGCCCGTAGTCCGAGGAGTAGTAGGTCTCAAAGTCAATCGTAATAATATTCATACGAACGGGTTGCGAGTGGTGGTGTGGTAGGAGCTAAGCAAGCCTCGCTCAGTGGTGGCTTGGTTGTAGGCAATTTGTTGTTTGTGGGGGGCGGTAGTGATGCCAGTGGCACTTGCCCGCATCTGCTCCATTTTTTCGTTCTCTTCGTCCCGCAGTATCCTGCGCATGACAAGCTCGTCAAACTCTTTGCGCCGCACGTTCTTTAGCCCTTCATGCAATGCACCCTTCTCGGGCTCGGTCATCACATCGCGGAAGTTGGCGGCAAACAGGAAATTCCATTTGCTGGCATCCCCATAGAACTCGTCGGGGTTGGATTCCATACGGCCTAGTAGTGCACGTACACCTGCTGATAGTTCGCTCATTTTTTCTCCTTCATAAGATTAAGATAGCTCCAAAGGGCGAGTACGTTGTCTTCGTTGAGTACGCAAGTGATACCCCCAGCAGCTTCAATGTCGCGGAAGTTTTTGTCTTGCAGTGCGGTGGGCTTGCCACCATTGGCTTTGGCTTCGATAGCCAAGAACCTACCGTTGATGCAGCATAGGAAGTCGGGTACTCCTGCATTGCCATACCCCGTGCCAATCGGCATCGCGTAGTAGACCCCATGCTCTTTGAGGATGGCCTTGATTTTGGCCTTGACCTTGGATTCAGGCGTTGCTGCCATCTAATGCTCCAGTAGTTTTCAGGCCCCCACTGTAGCACACTATTGGACTTTGTCAACAATAGATACAAAAAAACCGCCCGAAGGCGGTTGGGGTTTTCCCTAGATACGCTAGGTCGTTTGGGCCTCCTGTAGCTTGGTTGCGTACCACACCAGCTTGCCGATGTCCTGCCCCGCATCGTCCTTGTGCCCTGCTCGGCTCGTGTACTTCAGCACGTTGCCTTTCAGGTAGCCACGGAACTCCTCGGGTGTCAGCTTAGCCTTGATGAAGTCGATGACCTCGATACCGCCGACCTTGTAGTGGGGTGGTTGGTTGACCATATCTGCTTTGGGCTCTTCCATCGTGATGGGCAATGCTGGGTCGAACGGGGTGTTGCTTGAAACCACAGCCACGGTATCCCACTTCCAATCTTGCCGTGACCGCTTCTTGTACGCACGTTTGGGTGCACCAAACTTTTTGTCCCGCCACACCGTGCGTACAAGAAGCGGTCACGCCAAGTACTTCAGCTATCTCCGAATGGGTTGCTTGGGGGTTCAGTTTCATGTAGCCACGGATTTTGTATGCCGCGCTGTTTTTATGGATTGCCATTGCTAACTCCTTGTTGGTTGATTACGTACTCGGTAAGAATTTCTCGAATCTTGGCCTGCTTTGTGTACGGGTGGTGCGTGCTGAAATAGTCCAGCACGTTCCTTGGTAGACGCAGGCTCGTGGCAAACAACGCAGGCTTCTTACTGGGGCCTCGTCCTTTGCGCTTTGGTGTAAGTTTCAGGTGTTCAATTCCGGTTGTCATTTGCTCTTCTCCTTCAGCTTCTGTTTAAGGCTTTTGTTCTCACGCAGCAGCCCGTCAATCATCTTCAAGTGTTCTGCATGGCGGTCATCCATGACCTTAACCACACGCTTAAAGTCCCACTTCCATGCGTCCAGCTTTGCTAGTAGCTGTTTAGACTCATACCAAACGTAGTCGGCGGTTATGCCCTCCGTTGTCACGCTCTGCTCTGTGATGGGTGGTTGAATTGGGTTTGTGTTCATTGCTTTCTCCTAGTAGACGTTAGACCTACGTGAACGCACGTAGCCGTTGTTGGGGGTAAGCAGTTCGCTCCTTGGCTCGTCGTAAAACTTGCGGCTTCGCACCGTGGCTCCACTGTGGAACTTATCCGGTGCTGACCTACGCACAGCTTCAATGACTTCGTTCAGCTCCTTGTTGTCAATGTTGAAGTCCTCACGCTTGGGGCGTGCTGCCCACACAAGCATTTGTTGATGTTCGATACTTAGCATGCTCACTCCTTCGGTTGGTTAGACGGTCGATACAGTCGGCGCGGTACTGCAAGGTTAAATACAAAATTCATCGTGTTGTGCACGGCACGGCGTTTGTCGCTGCGCTTACGGGCTTCTCTCCGGTTCTCTTGCCGGTTCGGTTTCTTTGCATCGGGCTTGTCACCCAAGTCGTAGATAGCGCGGGGGTAACACCTACCGTGCTCACTGTCATGCGTGTAGCCTGAAATATGCAAACGCCTTGGTGTCTTCGGCCCAGCTTTCGCCATGCGGGTTATCACCGCCGAGCAGTTCATCCGGTCGAGTCCTAGTTGGTGGCATATCTCGCTGCGCGTCATAGGGCCAACGGTTTCCAGCACCTTGAGGATGTCGGCAACTGTGCTTCCATAGGGCTTCATTTCTTTAGCCCCTGCATGAACACCGCAAAACTATCTTGCGTAGCTTTCTCAAAGCCTTTGATTTCGTTGATACGCATAGCCGCCATGTTGAGGGCCGAGTTCCATCCATCAGCAAAAGCGTTAAGGTGTTCTTCCCCCTTTGACTTCAGCATGTCCCGCAGTTCATCCCGTTGCGCCTTGATGCACTCGGGGTGACGGCAGTAGTAGCTGCATGAGTGGATGTCTTCTTCAATCACTGTTCTTCTCCTTCAAGGCTTGTTCAATGGAAACAGTCCACTTTCTATCTCCACCTTGAATTTCAAAAGTTCCATTGTGAAATTCAGCTTTTTCAATAATGGCTTTTAAGACTTCGCTAGTTACATCTTGCTTTTTACCAATAAATGCCGTGCGGTCTTTGTTTACACGACCTGAAAAAATACGCCCTGTGAGTGGGCTTGTTGCGATCATGTGTTCTTCTCCTTCATCTTGGCTTCATAACAGGGTACGCAGAAGCTGCCGTGCTGCGGCCCGCCCATGCCCCGGACTACGGCGTTGCACTTACAACAAACAATGCAAGCAGTCGTGTAGACGTAGCCATTCTTGGTCTCATAAATCGGCTCACCGTTGTTGCGGTGTCCAAGGATTGGCTCACCCATTGTTCTTCTCCTTGAGCTTGGCTTCAGTTGCAAATACTGCCTCACGCGGTGTCATTGCCATTAACTCCTTTTGCTCAAAACCCGTCAGCCCTACCCACTCACGCTTTGGTGGGGCGGTGTAAATGCGAACCCTGTCTTGGCGCGGCTCTGATGTGACCTCGCACAACATCGCAGATTGCATCGCTTTTTGCAGTTGGTCTTTGCGGATGTACACCACAGGCTCCTGCGCTGGTTGTGTTTCAGCCATTGTTCTTCTCCTTGAGCTTTGTGTCTGCCCAACGCGCCCCAGCACGAAATTCTGCGGGAAACCGCATTTCTACGGGAAACTTGATTGCGCTAAAGTCTTCTCCTGTCAGCCCTACCCACGGGCGTTTAGGCCACCCATCCATCAAGTCTTTCCGCACGTCCAAGGCAAAGCTGTAAAGCTCAGGGGTCATCTGCTTTATGCCCGCTCCAGCACCAAGCCTGTCCAGCTTCGCTATCAGGTTTTCAGCCATTGTTCTTCTCCTTGTTCACGTTCTCGTCCAACCACGCTTGCACTTCACCGCCCGACCACATCTTGCGCAGCATGGTGGGGAACAGCACTCGGTCGCGCTTTGGTGGGGTGGTGTAGAGCTTTGTGCCGCTCACAAGTTTGTGTTTGCGGTAGTCATAGTTGATCGCAGCCGTTCGCTCGTTGACCGCAACATCAAAAGTCCCCACCGGCTCCTGCGCTGGCTGTGCCAAGGCTTCTTCTAATTCTTCAATACGCTTTGCCATGCGTTGCATTTCCTCAACCATGACTGCCATCGCGTCCCAATCGGGTGTAAACGGCTCCTGCGTTGGTAGGGGTGCGGATTGGTCTATGAAAGTTTTGGTGTAAAGGCGACCTCCAATTCGCTCACACAGCCCGGCGTTAATGCACAGTTCCGGATACTTTTCCTTCAACCAATTTACAGCTTTAGCATTGACCGTTATTTTTTCAACACAGCTCATTGCGGCTCCCTGTGGACGATAACTGCCACGTTAGTTACTGGGTCTACATAAACAACATCAGGCTCACACCAGCATGGTGTTCCGTCAGTCACATGTTCTCGCTTTTGCTGCTCCTGCGCTGGCTGTGCTGGTGGGGTGAAGCAGAGTGCTATGGGGTTTTCTTTACCGCCACCACACGTTCCCGTAAAAGGCTGATCTTCTCCGCACAAGCCGCACTTCCCATCCTGCGCTGGTGGTTTGGTTTTGACAAAATATCCGCCAGCGATAGTCGCTGCATGTTCGGCCTCGCACTCAAGCGAATGCTCCGGGTTCACGTCGGATTTTTGGCAGTTCATGCCTTGGCATTTATCCATAGCCATAGCCTTCTTGGCGTGAAAGCCACCGCCCCACATGCCTTGCTTCTTCGCAAGCTCGTCGAACGCTTCGTCTTCTTCAGTTTTCATAGTTGCTCCTTCTGTTTGTTCCAGTTGTCAATGATGTGCGGCACGCTCTCATGGTCGGGGTAGTGGTCAATCAACGTACGGCAGCACCTGTCGCACAGCCCGTCATAGTTAAGAAACCCCACATAGGTGTAGTGCCAGCACCTAGGGCACTTGCAGCCATCTTCCACATGCGCAGTGACTTTTAAGTCATCTACAACGGTTGTCATGTTTTCTCCGCTTTGTATTCCATGTACATGTCGTACAGCTCCAGCAAGGTATCGCGGTCAAGGTAGTAGTTGCGCGTGCCGGTCAGGTCAAGAATGTCGTCCGCAAACGCAGCCATTG